CCTATTATACTTTCGTATTTTTTGTCACTGTTTTCTACTCTTTCACCGTTTAAGTGCTCGAATATCACCATTTTGTTGTCAACTATCTGCTGAGTGTTGGTTACTTTAGGCTGACAATCGGATTCAAAGATAGTGTATATCGCCGCGTGAACTTTGTAATTATTTATCTTAGCTTTGAAAAAATCTTCAATATCGTAATTACTCTTGATCTCTTTTATTAGATTGTACCTATGCTTGTTTATCTTCTGCTTATCGAGCTTTCTGTGCTGCTCTATTATAGTAGATAATAGGACTTCAGACTTTGTCTCGTTTAGTTTTTGACTATTGACCACTGCAGAATAGAGAGCGTACTCGTTTCCTAATTCAGTATTCGTAAAATACTTTCTTAGTATTTTTACAGCCTTTGAGTCCTTGTTATGTAATAAATCGGTAGTAATTTGCCTTACGCAAAGTTCGAATAGTATACCAGTGTTTTTATACTTACTGTGCTTTATAGAGCCCATATTTTATAATGTGTACTATCAATAAATATTGTGTTTTTAATCTATATCTGAAAGTATATTGTTTTCGTCTAAAGTGCTATTTTCAGAGAGTATTTTTTCAGATTTTGTGTCTTCTTGCATTATGTTTTTTTCGTCTAATACGCCTGATTCGAACAGAGGAACCTTTCTCCCGCTTCTTTTGGACAGCATAGTCTCTAACATTTGCTTGTTCCTTAAAAGCTCTAATCTAGTACTTTCTAAAGCAATTGCTGATCCGCCTTTGAAATTATTTTTTAAGCTACTAGCGTCTTCTCCAGCTCCACCAGATCTTAGATCTCCCCTACCAACTGCGTCCCTTCCAAAAGGAGATTCGTCTTTTCCGTAAGTGGATTTGTATTTTTCAGGTCTACCCGGCATCTTTACTGGTTCGTTGGGATTAGTTTCGTCGTATCCAGTAGGAACATCAAGCGGCATATCACCCTTTCCTCCGTAAAGACTCGCTAATTGGTGAGGAGTACCAAAAGCTTGGCCAGTTTCTACAGGATCGTTGCCTTCTTCGGATATCTGATTGAACCTAAACAATTGTTTTTGGTCTTCTGCTATCTGATCGTTGAATTCGTTGAATTGATCCTCAGAGAACTGGAATAGCTTATCGTAGATGTAATACTTAGGTAGAAGTTTGCTTTCCATTGCTTGATTAGCGAGATCGACTTTCTCTTTCATCAGAGCAATCCTCTCTTGGTCGTAAATGATAGAAGGATTTGTCAGAGATATAGAGAAGTTAGCCGCTGATTCGTTAGTGTATCCTTGAGAATACAAGTGTACGAGAGCTACTTTTGTCAATTCGGAAACTATTATTCTTTGGATCCTTTCTACAGTTCTAGCAAAACGTATATCTTCAGCAGCGAGAGTGGCCTTACCTGTAAGGTCTTTCTCGTATCCCATAAAAGCTTTAGGTATCTTAAGCGCTGCGAATAATTTTTCTCTAAAATAAGAAACGTCCTCTATACCGTTGTAATCCAGACCCTTTGCAGTGTCTATTCTAGTTGACTGATCGTTACCCCTAACTGGAATGACGAAGTCTTCTAGCATGTTTTGAACGTTGTACTTAAGGTTGTATTGACCAGTGGCAGCATCAATGAGAGGAGTCTTCTTCATCTTGTTCATCATCCTTTGGATGTGATTCTCTACTTCGTTAGGAGGAATAGCTCCAACGTTAACGTAGAAAACGCGCCTTTCAGGAGCTCTTACTATCCTATGAATCAGCATAGCGTCTTCTATAAGAACGTACTGCTTGAACAGCTTTCTAGCGGGCTCCAGGTAAGAACGACCGTAAGGAAGATAGTTAACATCGCCTATCAGTCTAAAGTGAGCTATCTCAAAGTTATCAAAGAACACCCCAGGATCTTGATTAGCAAAAGCAGAGGAGTAACCAGACGTAGACGCGAGAGCTGCGTTTGGATCGAACTTAAATCTAACTTCGTTAGGATTCTGGGGATTGTATCCCTCTTGTCTAACTATATTGTAGGCAGAAAAAGGTACTACATTGTACACTCCGTACTTCTCTGCTATCTCCATTTTTAAATAAAAATCGCCGTACTTGCACATGTTCCTTATCCACGACCACAGGTTAAACTCTATGTTCAGTACATCGTAGAAAAGAGAATACAATATCTTTTGTATGTTTTCATCGGAAGATCTTATTTGAAGCACCTCTCCCTGTTCGTTCTTAAGCGTACACTCGTCTGCAATAATATCCAAAGCAGACGCGATGATAGCATCTGTATCCATAGCATCGTAATCGGCGTATATTTGAACCCTAGCTGATTGGTAGTTTTGCGCTAAGTTCAAGTTTACGCCGTACGCAGTGGAGGTAGTGTATACTTTGTTGAATCTGTCAATGAGCGAGTTATTCTGTATTACACCCGAGGTCTGGATATTTTGAGTATCCATGACTTTAAGTTGTCTGTTTCCAGCATTTCTTATCACTACGTCAGAAGAAAATAATCTCCTTAGCGTACTAAATAAGTTCTCTTGTTTTTTCTGTTCTGCCATGTTATATTAGCCAATTAAGGTTTTCTTGTTCGGTTCCATTCCCAGTCTGTATGTCCATGCTCCACGGATTATAATTATTCACCGTATTTGGAGTGTATACTTCGAATCCAGAAGAATTATTCATTTTGTTGAAGCTATTCAAGCTCGAATAAGATAGGTCTTGCATAGTTTTTTTGAACTTAAGAGAAGTCTCTCTCAAAAACATAGCAATCGCAAATGGCATTACAAGGTCATCGTTGTATCCATGCATGGCTTGGGGTTTGTTGTTTTTCCATATAAAAACCCTAAGCTCTTCCAAGAACCTAAGAGATCTTATTACTGCGGACTTGCTTTCTATGTAAGCTCTCATTTTTTCCAATATCAAAGGTCTAGTTACCATGTTAGTGGAGAAGCCAGGAACTAGTCCGCTGCCTCTATCGTATCTGTCAATATACGTATCCATGTTCATAGTATACTCTCCTCTTTGCGAGTAGTAAAGATTTTCGTACTGCATTTCTAAAACACTCTGTATTACGTCCCAACCTATGCTAGCGTGTTCTATTACTAAGAGCGCGTTGTTATATTCCCTCGCAGCAGTAACTAATATCTTAGCGTAATCCCTAGTTCCCAATTGAGATTTATATTCAGCTACTTGGGTTACGGTATCTATGTCGATAACGTGAAAAGCAGAGTAGTCCGCTCCGTCTCCCCGAGCAACGTCAGCTATAACCATATAATATTTGAAAGGATCAGGATACTCCCAGATCCAATAGTTCTTATCAGCTAATCTTCTTTCTATGGGTTCTGCAACGGAATTATCGTGATACCATTGTAAAATTGAAGGATCTATGAATGTATTGCCCGAACTCGCAAAGTCGCAATCGCACTCTTGAGCGGCGTTCCTAACTCCCAAATCTTTAGTCTGTTGATCTCTCCAATCTTGAGTTCTCTCTGGGTGCACGGTCCAAGGAAGCGATATGGGAAGGAAGCTGTTCTCTTTTTTCTGAGCAGCTGTGTACGTCTTGTGAAACCAGTTACCCATACCGTTAGGTGTAGATAAAGCTACGCAACCGCCACCAGTAGCAAGCGTCTGTTGAGCAGCTGTGAATATCTCTTCGATTCTGTCTATGAACGCTGCCTCATCTATGACCAGGAGAGATACGGCCTCAGATCTTGCTGCGTCTCCTGCTGCAGATACTGCTTTTATTTGGGATCCGTTTACGAGTCTTAGACTAAGTCTGTTGTCTTCCGTGTGCCCTATCTTCAACCAAGCTGGAAGGTTTTGGTACGCGAACCTTACCTTAGTTACCATATTTTTAGCGGTGGCTTGGGTCGTAGCTATAACAAGGATGTTTTTATCCTTCTTGAAAAGCATTAACCACAGAGAGTACGCAGATACCAATGTAGAGATTCCGAGCTGTCGACTCTTATTTATTATAGAATAGTCATGCTTTTGAAAAAGTCTTAACACCTTCTCTTGAAAGGGATACAAGTTAAAAAGCTGTCTCCCCCTCTGAGGATGCTGAATCATGTAGTATTTTCTCATGAAATACACAGGATCTTGGGAGCACTTTACAAACTCTTCTTTTATTTTTTCTTTTATATTTACTTGCGAATCAAGCATTTTTTGCTTTTTTATCTTCCAAATCCTTTATTCTTTGAGGAAGTAGTCCCGCTACTTTGTTGTAATTTTTTAAGACCTGATCGTCCTTTGTTCCCACGCCAGTCTTTGGCAGTTCACCGTCTACGAATCCGAATTGATCTTGAATCGCTCTAAGCTGATCGCGCAATCTTTGTAACTCGTCTTCTGGTTCGTATTCTTGTAATTTTCTCGATCTAGAATTACGAGTGAGTCCCTTTTCTATGAGATACTTTTGTATGTCGAAAGACATCTATCGTTTCTTATAAATATCTATTTGTGAACATATTAGTAGACACAAAAAAAGGAGCTCGATAATGAGCTCCCTTGTTTACTAATACATTACTAAGATGTAGAAATTGCTTTATTCCATGGTTGAATAAGTAAAGGGAAATTTTTCTATAATTGCAATGATATCATCTACATCAAAATATTGGCTATCTAATAAATCTTGTATACCGTCAATAACTCTATCTCCTCCCTGTCCCATGAATTTATCAAATTGGGTATGAAATTCATCGGGATCTTCACCTGGATTATAAACATTATCTTTAGCAGGAGGAATTGGTGCTTCATTCATTTCTTCGTCCATGATCTCTTCGTAGTCCCCTTCTTCGTACCCA